AAGGTAAATCCCGTGGTGGTGGTGCAGCACTCCGTGGTACAAAGTTTGAAGGTGTATTTTAATGACCGTCTATACTCCTAGTTTATCTGAGCAGCTTGAAAGACTATCTAATCCTCCTTACGGAGATAGGTCAAGTTCTCCTTACGGAGATAGGTCAAGACCAATGCCTACAAGACCTCGCCAGCCTGACATGAGAAGAATGCCTGAGCCAGAACCTATGGGACCAAGAGGTCCAATCATGAGTGAGATGCCTCCGAGGCCACGTATGCCAGATGAGGGCGGTGATCGGTCAGACATGATGAGGCGCATGATGGAAATGTTTAGATCACAAAAAGATGCTGAACAAAGACCTCAACGCAGAGGCCCAAGTCGGAAAGATCGAAGGCAAAATGATCTTATCTACGACATGCCAAAGATGCGTCCTAGAATGCCTATGTATCAACCTTATAAAGAATCAGAAATGATTCCTTATGAGCGAGAAGATGTTCGGATGTATGCTGAACCACCTCGCGCACCAATGATGATGAGCAATGGCGGTAGCGCATGGAGAGGTTCTCTTCCACAGGGTTATGAGGCCGATGAAGAGCTAAGAGCCCAAGCGTTAGCTGACCTTGATGCTGGTGCTGACATCGATGGCGATAGACAGATATCAGATGAGGAGCTTTATAACTGGCGACCTTCTGATTCTCGATATGGGACAAACCCAAACAATCGTGTAAATCGTGATCAATCATATAGCCAAGCAGCGTTAGACACTTTGCGTAGAAAAGGTGCTGATATGGGTGATGATGGTATCTTCTCTGAAGATGAATTCTGGAAATTCGATGCGGCTAGACAGAAAAATGAAGGCCAAAATTATGGCGGCGCTACTTTAGAAGGGGAGTTTAACTATCAAGATCCTTCTACATGGAATGCTCCACCTAGTATGCCTGAGCGTATGCCTATGCCTCCGTCACAAACAACGTATGTTCCTGAGCCAGCAAGGAACCCATATGTCTTCGGAGGGTATGGATCTCCACCCCCGCAGTATGCAGGAATGGCTGATCCCCGGATGACTAATATTGTCGGAATGGCTCCCCCATCTTACTATGGCGGGGCAGAAGAATAGCTAAATGGATTCAGTAAACTTAGCAAACTTTATACATGAAAAGATAAAGCAACTTGAAGGCGACAGAGTCGAGTATGTTTCAAGTGGCAATATTAAAAACATGGAGGATTATCGGTTCGTGATGGGTGAATTATCGGCGCTTCGCACCCTGCGCGATGAACTTAGGAAGGCGCTGCAAAGTGAAGGAGATTTCGATGAATGATCTGGCAACAGACATAGTCGCACAACCGTCTTTAAAAGACGCATATGTACCAGAAACAAGCAAAATTTTAGATCCAACTGTACTGGATAAATCACTAGTGGAAAGAATGCCTACTCCTTCTGGGTGGCGTTTGCTGGTGTTACCTTACAAAGGGAAAGGAAAAACCGATGCTGGTATTCTGTTAACCAAACAGACTACTGACAGAGAAAGCTTGGCGACTGTTGTTGCTTATGTGCTCAAGGTCGGCCCTATTGCATATCAAGATGAAAGCAAGTTTGCTGGAGAAGCTTGGTGCAAAGAAGGCGATTGGGTATTAATAGGCAGATACGCTGGCGCTCGTTTTTCTTTAGAAGATGATGCTGAAGTACGAATCATTAATGATGATGAAGTTATCGGCACCATTTTAGATCCTAATGATATTAAGGCTTTGTGAGGTAGGTTATGACAGAAGAAACTTTAAGCGATGCTCTCGCTAACTTAAATGATGACAACATAAATAAAGCTGCTGTTCCAGAGAAGGACAGAAGAACTTCTGAAGAGCCTCAAGAAGAGTCTACTTTTATAGACTTAACTGACGAGGATGTTGGAGAAGTCTCTCCTATTACCGAAGACGAAGTTAAAGAAAACTTTGAAAAAGCTCCTGTAGGTGAAGACGAAGAAGAGCTAACTGAGATAGAAAAAAAATCAAGGACAGCCCAAGGAAGAATTAACCAGGCTGTTAAACAGGCTAAAGATTATCAACGCAGAGAGCTTCAAGCTTTGCAATACGCCAAGCAGTTGCAAGAAGAAAACAAAAAGTTATCTTCTCAAATGCAGCTAACTAGCCAGACAACAGCCGATGAAAATTTAAAAATTTCAAAAAGCTATAAGGATGAGTTTGAAGGCAGAGTAGATGCTCAAGCGAAAGCAGCAAAAAACTCTGTTACTAAAGCTTATGAGTCTGGCGATCCTGAACTTATGGCAGATGCTCAACAAGCATTAGCTAGGGCGGAATCTGAAAGAACTTCTCTTGAGCAGTATAAAAGAGAATTAGCTAAGTACGAACAGGACATGGAAGCTTGGAATCACAACCAAGCAAGACAGAGGCAAGCTGATGAAGCTCAGTACCAACAGCAACAGCAACAACAGCAACCTCAACAGCAACAGCCTCAGTATTCTGAGCCTTCTTCAAAAGCTCAAGGTTGGGCAGAGAAGAACGAATGGTTCGGTGTTGATAAGATAATGACAAGCACAGCTATGGTAATACACCAAGAATTAGCTGAGTCTGGAATTGACTTAGAATCAAATGAATACTATTCTAATTTGGATAACAGATTACGCGAAGAACTTCCAAACAAGTTCCAAGCGCAAAGTAACGCAGGAAACAACGGAAGACCCGTCCAAACCGTAGTTTCCGGTACGCGCACGACAGGAAATGGACGCAGTCAAAATGATCGTAGAGTTGAGCTTACCCCTAGTGAGCAAGCATTATCTAAAAGACTAGGTGTATCGTTCAAGGATTACGCAAAACAGAAAATGAGGTTACAGGCATCATGACAGAAACTAAAAATGCTGGATCGAAAAGAACCCCAAGGAGCCAAGCTGCTAGGGGTAGTAAAACGACTAGGCAACCATGGAAGCCGCCTCAAGCACTAGAAGCTCCAGAAGCTCCTCCTGGTATGCGATATCGGTGGGTAAGAACTCATATAAGAAATGAGGATGACAAGACCAATGTACACAAAAGGTTTCAGGAAGGTTATGAGCCTGTGCATCCATCTGAGGTTGAAGGCTTTGATTTGCCTACAATCGATGAAGGGAAACACGCTGGAACTGTGGGCGTTGGTGGTCTACTTCTTGCCAAAATACCGATTGAGACAGCGGAAGAAAGGAACGCTTATTACGAACAGCAGACTGAAAATCAGATGAATGCTGTAGATAATAATCTTATGCGTGAAAGCGATCCTAGAATGCCGATACATCAAGAACGCAAAACCAAGATAACTTTTGGTGCCTCTGGTAAAAACGACTAACTTTGATTGTGTTTATAAGGAGAACTAGAAAATGGCAAACTTAGATGCCCCTTTTGGACTCCGTTATGTTCGTAACCTGCAGGGTAACTATTACTCTTCAGGTCAGTCTCGCTACAGAATAACAACTGCAGATGCGACCAACGCTACTAACATCTACCAAGGTGACATTGTCACTCAAGGTACTGCTGGTAATGTGACTCGTATTGCGAGAGCTGATGGAGGTGGTGCTACTAACGTCATCATCTTAGGCGTATTTAACGGATGTTTTTATACAGACCCAACTACTAGCAAGCCAACATGGAGCAATTACTGGCCCGGAAACGCAGCCACTGATGCAGTAGCTTTCATTTACGACAGTCCTATGGATGTGTTTGAAGTGCAAGCTGACGCTGCTTTCCCTGTTGCAGACTTGTTTGGTAATTTCGATATTGTTGATAATGCTGGAACAGGAAGTGAAGCGAGTGGTCTTTCGTACCTTGAGCTTGACGTTACTACTGGCGCAACAACAGCGACATTGCCATTAAAAGCCCTGGATATCTCTACAGATCCTGAGAATTCAGATGTAATTACAGCCAACACTAACGTGCTTGTCACCATACAGAATCATCTGTTTGGCGCTAAAGCAGTTGGTTTAGCGTAAAGGAGGCTGAATAGATGGCAATTTCACGCGCACAACTAGCTAAAGAACTTGAGCCCGGCCTAAACGCTTTGTTTGGCATGGAGTATGATCGTTACGAAAACGAACATGCAGAAATCTTTGATACTGAATCTTCAGATCGTGCATTTGAAGAAGAAGTAATGATCGTTGGCTTTGGCAATGCATCCACTAAGGATGAAGGTCAAGGCGTACAATACGATAGCGCAAGCGAAGGTTTCACCGCTCGTTACACTCACGAAACTATAGCCCTTGCATTCTCCCTTACGGAAGAAGCAGTGGAAGATAATTTGTATGACCGCCTCGGCGCTCGATATACAAAGGCTCTTGCACGAAGCATGGCCCACACTAAGCAGGTAAAGGCTGCAAACGTATTGAACAATGCGTTTAACGCAAACTTTGCTGGAGGTGACGGTGTATCTTTAATCAACACTGCACACCCCCTCGCTAATGGTGGAACTATTGCTAACCGGGCGGTAACCCAGGCGGATCTTAACGAAACGTCACTGGAAAATGCTTTGATCAACATCTCAACTTTCGTTGATGATCGAAACATGATCTTGGCCCTTCGGGGAACCAAGTTGATTGTTCCGCCTCAACTTCAGTTTGTTGCTGATAGGCTGCTTGAAACTCCAGGAAGAGTCGGAACGGCAGATAATGACATCAACGCAATCAAGAATATGGGACTGTTGCCAGAAGGCTACTCAGTCAACCACTTCTTGACGGATACTGATGGATTCTTCCTGATGACTGACTGCCCTGATGGGTTTAAGCACTTTGAAAGAACTCCGATCACCACTTCTATGGAAGGTGATTTCGATACAGGTAATGTTCGCTACAAAGCTAGAGAGCGTTACTCATTCGGATTCAGCAACCCAAGATGTGTCTTCGGATCTCAAGGCGCTTAAAAGGTTTCATGTGAAACCATGGAGAAGGGGGCATATCTTGCCCCCTTCTTTTTTATGTAGTATAAAGAACCTATCCCTGACAGGTGCAATACCGCGCCTGACATTAGCCTAGACAGGAGATACTCATGGCGAATACAACTTTCAACGGCCCCGTCCGTTCCGAAAACGGTTTTGAAACCGTATCTAAAAATGCAACTACTGGCGCTATTACTATTACCAGTGGCAGCAAAATGGCTACCGAAGCCGCAGCCGCAGCCGGTATAGAAGGCACGGCAGAGGTTTACATCACTCAGGTAGAGCGTTTTAAAAGCGACACTACTACTAATGTAAATCTTGTAAAAACAACAATCATGCTTGACCTTACTGGCCTTGCATCTACTGCTGCTGGGGACATTATTGGTGACGCTGACACCGGAGTAGCTTATATAGGCCGTGTTACTACAGCCAATACTGGTGTTGTTTTCGGTGTGACTATGGAGTGTTTTGAGACTCCCGCTGGTGGTGACCCAGACATTGACCTTTACTCAGCTACTGAAGCAACAGGTGTAGAAAATGACCCTATTAGCGGCTTGACTGAAACTTTGATTATCAATGGTGGCGATGCTGCTGTAGGTACAAGAACAGCAGGCGGTACTATCGTCGCTGATCAGTATCTTTACTTGGTTGCTGGTGCAGCAACTAATGCTGATTACACCGCTGGTAGGTTGATTATTACAATCTTAGGATATGACGTAGCTACTTAAAGGAGGTAAATCACTATGACCATTAAAGGTTCAGGTAGTGATGTAACATCCAGCTTTATAACTGCTGCGGCTGCAGATCCAAATGGAATATCTACCGCCGCTGCTGTAGCTAATAACGCTGCGCTTGTAATAGGAGGCGCTTTAGCTGCTGCAGGATCTGTTACTTTTGATGCGCCAAGGAACATTACTATTCTTAGTGCTGGTAATGATAGTGGTATATCTTTTACCGCTGTTGGTACAGATGAGACAGGTACTGCAGTTTCAGAGTCTATAACAGGCGCGAATGCTGGTACGGCTACAGGTACACAGCTTTTTGCTACTATAACTTCTATTACAGCGGTAGGTAATCCTGCAGGAAATGTTAGCGCAGGATCAGGTACTAGCTGTTGTGGTGTTATATCTTTAGCTCGATGTCGTTTACGCGGCATTTATGTGGTTAATGGTAGCGGGGCAGCAACGATAGTTTTCAGAGAAGGATCTAGCACAGGCTCGATAGTTATGCAGTTTGCGACTGTTGCGGGAGTTACCACTAACTCTTACCCTGACGTTCCAGATGACGGTCTTTTGTTTAAGAACGGAGGGTACGTTACGTTTACTGCTGTTACTGATCTGACGGCAATGACTACGTTCTTCTCATAAGGAACTAGAAAATGGCTACATCAGGAAGTAGAGACTTTGAGCCAGATGTTGCGGAATATATTGAGGAAGCATTTGAACGATGTGGCCTTGAGTTTCGCACAGGTTATGACGGGGTTACCGCAAGGCGATCCCTTAACCTCTTGTTTGCTGATTGGGCAAACAGGGGATTAAACCAATGGACGATAACTAACTCAGCAACTACGCTGACTGAAGCAGATGAGTTTATTGATTTGTCTGCTAGTACAATCGATGTGCTTGATGTTGTTATTAGAAGAACGGTTGGAGGAACTGCTGCTGACATATCTATGGGTCAAGTAGGTAGATCTGAATACTGGAACATTCCAAACAAATCTACGAAAGCTCGTCCTACGCAATGGTTTTTAGATAAGCAAGTTACTCCTCGATTATATATTTGGCCTGCTTCTGAAAACAGTACAGATCAACTAATTATAAATCGTTTGATTCGTATTGAAGATGCAGATGCTAGTGTTAATACTGTAGATATGCCATTCAGATTTTACCCGTGCTTGGCCGCAGGCTTGGCTTATTACATTGGTTTGAAAAGAGCCCCCGATAGAGTCCCAATGTTAAAAGGTATTTACGAAGAAGAGTTTCAAAGAGCAGCAGATCAAGATAGCGGCACAGCTTCTTTAAAAATTGCTCCAGGGCTGTTCTCTATTAGGAGGGCGTGATGGCTTATGCTTCTGGCAAACACGCTCTTGCCATATGTGATAGATGTGGCTTCTCAAAAAAATACTCTAAGTTAATAAAAGAATGGACCGGGTTTAGGGTTTGTTCTGAGTGCTATGAGCCAAAAAATCCACAACTAAAGTCTCCTAAAAATATCGCAGACCCAGAAGCTTTAAAATACCCTAGACCTCAGATAGGCTTAGAAGAGCAAAGAAACATTCAGTGGGGTTTTGATCCGGTTGGATTTATGGGAGATGAGGCTTTAACGCCAAACCCTTTGCGCGGTAATGGAGGAGTTGGTCAGGTTGAGGTAACCACAACATGAGTTTTACTTACGCTACTTTAAAAACAGCAATACAAAATTATTGTGAAACTGCAGAGACTACGTTTGTCGCTACGCTTCCTACTTTTATAAAAGAAGCTGAAGAAAGAATACTGAAGAATGTTGAGATGCCAGTATTCAGAAAAAATCAAACAGGTCAGATAGCGTCTGGAAATATTTACTTACAAACACCAGATGATTTTTTATCGCCATATAGTCTTGCTGTATCTTCTAACGATATTTACTCATACTTATTGTTTAAGCATGTTTCTTTTATTAGAGACTATTCTCCAAACCCAGAAACTACTGGGCTGCCTAAATACTACGCTGTATTTGATGACGATAGCTTTATTATGGCTCCATCTTCAAATGGCACATATACTGTTGAGTTGCATTACAAATATCGTCCAGCATCATTATCTGCTGGAGCCGATAGCGGTACAACCTGGCTGTCTACTAACGCACCAGATGCCTTGCTTTACGGATCTCTAGTAGAGGCAGCGACATTCTTAAAAACGCCTGAAGAAACGGCTCTTTATCAACAGCGTTTTGATATGGCAATACAAGGCTTAAAGAAACTTGGTGAAGGCTACGGCGCAAGGGATGAATTTAGATATGATATTGCTAAGGGGTAAGCATGTTTGATATGGAAGTAAAGATGTCTTCAGGAGACATTAATGTTCAGACAACATCTGAAAGAGGTCACACTCCAGAAGAGTTGTCAGCTAACGCTGTAGCTAAGATAATTAATATATCTGAAACTGCAGACCCGATTATAAAACATCAGGCTGAAGCGTTTAGAGAAAGAATGTTTCATGTAATTGTTCACGCTTTAAATCAAGGTATTAAGAGCGATAGAACTACACTTTATAATGAATTTAAAAAACAAGGTCACGATGATGTGGCTGAAATACTGAGGAAACTCTAATGGCTATTACTCAAGCAATGTCTACGTCCTTTAAGAAGGAGCTTCTTCAGGGAGTGCATAACTTTACAAGCGGATCTGGAGGGGGAACGACCACTTCTACAGGTTCTGGAAACACATTTAAGCTTGCTCTATATACTAGTAGCGCATCTCTTGGTGCAACAACTACTATCTTTACTACGAGCAATCAAGTGTCTGGCACAGGATACAGTAGCGGAGGGGCAAATTTAACTAATGTAACTCCAACCGCATCTGGTACTACTGCGCTAACAGACTTTGCTGACTTGACGTTTTCAAGCTCAAGCATTACGGCTAGAGGAGCCATGATATATAACTCTTCTACTACCGCAGGAACTGCAAATCGAACTGTATTAATTCTAAATTTTGGATCAGACAAAGCCTCTTCATCTGGAGACTTTACAATATCTTTTCCAACAGCAGATGCCAGCAGCGCGATAATTAGGATTGCCTAAAAATGGCTGATGTAACCATATCGTTTACGGGCTATAACAGTATAACCCAAACGTACAATGCGGGTGGTTACAATCAGGATTTAGCTTTTCCTGCTCTCGCAAGTGCTGTAGGGTCTACTAGTTATATAGGCGATATTACTGTAAATCTTACAGGAATATCTGCTGGTGCAACTGCAGGTAATACTTCAGAAGACGCTGGAGGCGGAATATCAATAGGTGTCACAGGTCTTGAATTAACAGGATTTGTTGGTGGAGTGAACCTGTGGAGTCCAGTTAATCCAGGGATAAATACTATTTGGACAGAAATAGCGGCGTAAAATTATGACTGCAACATATGTAAATAATCTAAGAGTCGCAGAGCCAGCAGATGGCGATGCGAACTGGGGAACTACAACCAACGCTTCTTTAGAAATTATAGGAGAGGCTTTAGGTATTGGTTCTGAAGGGATAACAACCAACGCAGATACGCATACCTCTACAGTAGCGGATGGCGCTTCAGATCAAGCAAGAGCGTTTCACCTTAAATATACAGGCACACTAGATTCAGCCTGTACTATTACTATTGCACCAAACACAATGAAGCGGGTTCAAATAATAGAAAACGCTACAAGTGGTGGGCATTCTATTATTATCAGCCAAGGTAGTGGCGCAAATGTCACGATCTTAAACGGCACAAAGAAGATAATTTATCTTGATGGTGCTGGTTCTGGCGCAGCGGTTGTTGATGTAACAACAGCATCCTTTGGATCTCAGGCGTTTTATGTACCTGCTGGATCTACAGGCAACAGACCCACAGGTGTAGCAGGAGCTTTTAGGTACAACTCTACAACATCAGAGTTTGAGGGATATACTTCTGCCTGGGGATCTATTGGTGGGTCAGGAGCAACCAACGTATCGCTGACAGAAGCTACAGGTAATGGCAGCACGACTGCCTTTACTTTGTCCACAGCCCCCGGCACTGAAAACAATACACAGGTATTTTTAGATGGTGTGTACCAAGAGAAAGGTACTTACGCTGTAAGTGGTTCAACGCTTACTTTTTCTACTGCACCACCTAATGGAACCAGCATAGAGGTCACGGGATTCTCAGCATCTTCAGTAGGTACTCCGGGTGATGGCACTGTAACTTTAGCTAAGATGGCGGCTAATAGTGTAGACAGCCCACAGTATGTAGATGGGTCAATAGACCTAGTTCATATGAGCGCGAACAGCGTAGATAGTGATCAATATGTGGACGGGTCTATTGATACAGCGCACATAGCAGATGACCAAGTAACTGGGGCTAAACTCGCAAACAACATTGATATCGCGGGAACGCTGGACGTTACAGGGCTACTCACGGCAGATGCTGGGGTAACCGTAGTTGGTGCGCTTACTTTGGGCGGTACTGCTGTTACCTCTACAGCAGCGGAACTTAATATTCTTGATGGAGTTACTAGCACTGCGACAGAATTAAATCTGCTTGATGGTGTAACAGCAACTACCGCAGAGCTTAACTATCTCGATATAGCGACCTTGGGTCTAACCGCAGCAAGCAAAGCAGTTACCGCAGATGCAAATGGAGTCATAACACTCGACAACGGTTTCAGCGAAGAATACGCAGCGGTTACTTCTAGCTCTGCCGCAGTATCTTTAGACCTAAGAACCGCAGGTAACTTCAGCCACGATCTTACAGAGAACACAACAGTATCTTTTGCCAATCCCGCAGCCAGCGGGAAGGTTAGTGCAGCTACATTGCGGATCATTCAAGGCTCTACCGCTAGAACAATCACTTGGAATAGCTCAATCAAGTGGGCTGGAGATACTGCTCCCACATTAAGCACCGGAGATAATGACGTTGATATTTTTACGTTCTATACATTAGACGCAGGAACAACTTATTACGGATCGGTAATCGGACAGGACATGTCTTAATGAGTAGCGTAGCAAAGAAAATGATGATGGGGGCTAATACTGGCCCAAGCGTTAAGACAATTGCCAATTCAATTGCGTGGAGTAAACCAACAGGAGAGGCTTTATATAAAGTATATAGCAGCGCAGCAGATAGCAATACAACATATACAAACAGCATCTGGTACAAAATTGGCGCAGTAAATAGTTACATAATAATGGGAACTACGTCTAACAATGCAGGAGGCGGTAACTCTAACGCTTTTGCTGCCGTTTATAGCAATGTTTTAGCGGTTAACGTCTACAATTATAATAACGGCGGAACAAGAATGAACCTTATAACATCAGCAAACACCACTCTTTTTGGTGCAAACGGTGATTGGCATCATTTGCACGTAGCCGTTGATTCAACACAAGGGACAAGCACAGACAGAGTTAAAATCTACATAGATGGGACGCAACTGACAAGTTTTACTACTGCGACTTACCCACCACAGAATCAAGATATGTTTCCATTGACTTCTATTTCAAACGGCACTCATTTCGACGGAGCTGGCAAAGCTCTTACTAGCTATATTGGAAACGGTTATACCGTCGTTAACTATACTACTTACGGTTTTACGGGGAATTTAGCGGATGTAAATGTTGTTGACGGTATAGCTTTACCCGTTGACACGTTTGCTGCCGATATTAATGGGACGTGGACTCCGCTGGAATATACAGGAAGCTACGGATCTAACGGCTTTAACCTCAACATGGCTAATGGCGCTTTTGGCACTGACAGCAGTGGGAACGGAAACAATTTTACATCAGTTAACATAGCATCAGGTGACGTATCAACTGACGTTCCACCCGCTTAACAGGAGAAATAAATGTTTGCAATTGTTAAATCTGGGGCCATAGAAAGCACTGGTACATTAAATCAGCTTTTTCCAAATACAAGTTTTCCCGGTGGTGTCGCGCCTGATTCTTTTAAAGCAGAGGAAGGTCTTGAAGATATTGTTCAAGGCGAACAAAAAGATATTATGTATTTTGATGTAACCGCTGGGGATATTTCCTTAGTCGGCGGTAAGCCAACACAGACTTATACGAACACTGCAAAAGACTTAACTACTCTTAAATCCGAAAGGACAGCGAGGGTCAAAGAACAAGCAAACGAGCAGTTAGTTCCAACAGATTGGATGTTTACACGCCTTGCAGAGCGTGAAGTAGCGATACCTGATGCAACAACAACTTACCGCGCAGCCGTCATTACAGAATGTACAAGATTAGAAACTGCTATTACAAATGCAGCAGATGTAGATGCATTGGCTGTAGTTATGAATTCAGAAAACTGGCCTGATCAAACATAGGAGTAGAACATGGCGTTAACTAAAGTATCAAAAAGTTTAATTAGTACAGATACTGTATTTTCAGTTGATGCTGTGGGTGGTGTCTACGGAACATCTTCAGCCCCCGTAACTATTGCTGTGACAGTTGCTACTAAAACAGCGGCTCACCCGTATTACGGTGACGGTAGTAGTTCTGCGTACTTTCTTGACGGACTAGAATCACCTGCAATAATGCTAAACGGCGCTGATGATGTAACGTCAGACTCTGGCTACTACTATAAGTTTGATCAGGCCGATAGCTCTAACTCTGGGCATCCTCTGTTATTTTATCTCGATGCTGCTAAAAGCACCGCTTACACAACAGGGGTAACAACTAGCGGAACTCCGGGCAATGCAAGTGCTTACACCCGTATAGACATAGATTCGGACACCCCAAAGGTTATCTACTATCAATGTAGCTCACACGCCTACATGGGTAACTATGCTGTTATACCGGCATCTAAGAACTTTTATAACCTAGCTGTAGGTGGGACTACAATTACGTCAACAGGTGCAGAACTAAACATCCTTGATGGTGTTACATCGACTGCCGCTGAGTTAAACATCCTTGACGGAGTAACAAGCACAACCGCAGAGTTAAACATCCTTGATGGTGTTACCTCCACAGCGGCAGAACTCAACTACTTAGACATAGCGACTCTTGGCCTAACCGCTGCCTCTAAAGCAGTCACAGCAGATGCCAACGGAGTCATTACTCTAGATAATGGTTTCAGCGAAGAGTATGCAGCAGTTACCTCTAGCTCTAATGTTGTATCGCTAAACCTTAGAACAGCTAATAACTTTAGCCATGATCTCACTGAAGCAACCACAGTGTCCTTTACCAATCCAGCAGCATCTGGAAAGGTTAGTGCAGCTACGTTACGAATTATTCAAGGCTCTACAGCCAGAGCAATCACATGGAACTCAAGCATAAAATGGGCTGGCGATGTTGCTCCTACCTTGTCACAAGCTGATAACGCAGTAGACATCTTTGTGTTCTACACGTTGGACGCAGGTACAACTTATTACGGATTCACAGCAGGGCAGGTGATGTCCTAATGACCGTTGCTACTAAAATAATCATGGGCAGTGGTGCTGTTGGCGAGCCAAGCGATGATGATTTCAATACCGTTGGTTTTCTGTCTCACTTTGACGGCGCAAATAACGGCGTTAACAATGTGTTTGATGATGAGTCAACTAACAACTATACAGTAACTATTGCTAACTCATCGTCTTACCCTATCCCTCAAGGTTCTTTCTCGCCTTTTTCTAAGCCCGATGGCGAGTGGGGTGCTTACTTTGATGGCTCTGGTGATTATCTATCTGCCGCTGATAGCGCAGATTGGGATTTTGGTAGCGGTAGCTTCACAGTAGAGGCATGGGTTTATGCTAATAGTGTGGGTAGTTTTAACAAAATAGTTGGTCAGTGGACGCACAATGGGGCTGTAAGTACAAACTCATGGGTGCTAGAAACTGTGGGTGCAGCGTTAGATTTTTACGCAATAATAAGTGGGAGTGCTATAAAAGTTGCAGAAGCAGGATCTGACCTTCCTCTTAATGAGTGGGTACATGTTGCAATAGTTAGAAACGGTAACAACCATACTCTTTATCAAAACGGGGTAGGCGGGACTACGGTTTCAAATAGTGGGACTTATGACGCGGCTTCTGGCGCACTAGAGATTGGAGATTTTAGTAGTTTAAGCGGCGGTTCGTGGAATGGTTTTATTTCACAAGTCCGTATTGTTAAAGGAACGGCAGTATATACATCAAACTTTACCCCACCAACAGCACCACTAACCGCAATCACAAACACAAAACTACTAGCCTGCCAAAGCAATCGTTTTGTTGACAATTCAGCTTCGGCGCACGCTATTACATCGGCGGGAACTCCAAAAGTCACGCCCTTTAGCCCACTAGCAACTGAAGCGTATGACCCTGCCGTGGATGGTGGGAGTGCTTTCTTTTCAGGCAATGATGGAACCTATCAAACCTTGCCAGCCAACAGTTTAAATTTAGGCACTAATAACTTTACCATTGAAGGTTGGGTTTACACTACAAGTACGGCTCAACAGTCGATTGTAGACTGTCTGAGATCGCAAAATGGTTATGGCTCGTATATGTTTTCCATAAACTATACTTACACAGGTAATAAGGTAAGGTTTTTCTGCCGTTATAATGGCGGTACAGTGTTAGATTATAATGCGGAGTCTGGCACTCTCTTACTAAACTCTTGGAATCATATAGCCGTAACGAGGGACGGTGCTAAT